CCAGCTGCTCTTGATACTGATGAACCTGTTATTGAGGTTGCAACACCATTGCCTCCTGCACCGCCTTGGTTCGGACCTGCATTACCACCAACAGCACCAGCGCCGCCGCCGCCACCACTTTGTGTGTTTGATGCCACGCCGTCATAACCTCTACCGCCATTATTACCTTGAGGTGGACTTACAGGTGGAGTATTTCCTGAACCTACTGAACAAGTCGGAGATAAAGTAGAATTATATCCTGACCTAGCTCCTCCGCCAGAACCACCACTTGCACCTACAGCAGCTCCACCAGGTGGAGAATTACCGCCACCGCCGCCACCGGCAGATGTGATTGTTGAAAAAATTGAATTTGCGCCAGAACTTCCTACTGAACTTGAATTACCGCCTGCACCTCCGGCACCAACTGTAATTGGATATGTTTGTGCTGTGACTGAAATATTTGTTGTTCCTTCTAAAGGAGAAGATGTATAACTATCAGCACCAGATTTGGATTCTCTAAAACCTCCTGCGCCACCGCCACCACCTCTGTCACCGCCGCCGCCGGCACCACCGGCAACTACAAGATATGATACTTCATTTTCTGCTGGCGTGTCTGATATATTTGATATAACAAAGTTACTAGATGAGTTAAATGTATGAATTTTAAAATCGCCTGAAGTAGTTTCTGTACCACCTGTAGCAGATACAAAAGAAGGTGGTATTTCATTATTATGTCTTACCCAACCATTAGAAGCGTCTGAATAAACTAAAGTAACAGCCGCATAATCAGATTGTAATAATAGATTGCCTGTTCCACCTTCAATGTTACTAGAATTTCTTGCTACTGTAACTGTGTTTGTATTGCCGTCTAAAGCATTAACAGCCACCGTATCACCTACACTCGGTGAAGCCGGTAATGTCATTGTTTTTGTACCGCCAGATGAGTCTACAAAATATCCCTTACCTGCTACCATTGTTGTATCAGCTGAAACAACTGCTTGCCAATCTACTGCTAAAGGAACACTTGAAGCAATATCAGTTGTAGTGATTGTAGCGTCTGTAATATTTTGAGTTGTAATTCTTGTTGTCATTGCTTATATTTATCCTTATCTCGGTAACTCTCTAATTTGAATTGCTACGCCTGTTGCTGGAGCAGTTGTAAAGGTTAATGTGGTTCCCGATACTGTATAATCAGTTGTTGGTTTTTGTACAACACCATTTTCAGTTACAATACAATTATCAACTGTAACACCACTTGTTACTGTAAAGGTTGTATCTGAATTATCACCGGTATAATTTCTTGTAACATAACTTAATGTGGTTGCTATGTTTGATTTTTGAATTTTTTTAACTGTGCTTGTTGATGTATCATAAATTAAAAGAACATCATCATCAGCTGCAACAGCATTTAACTCTGTTTGATTTGTAAATGCTCTGCCTTCTAAATTTTGTGCGCTTGCGACTGCTTCTGGAGCTAAATGTGGGTTAATAACATAAATCTCTGCTGAAGCGTCTGGAGCTGCGTCAAAAGTAACTCTTTTTAATAAACCTGAACCGTCAACACCTAATGTATATGACTTACCTGCACCTGGTTCCTGACGAACATTATCCACAAATACCATAAGGTCATTTGCTGAAGCGGCTGCGTTTGTAATATCAAAAGTGGTTGTTGAACCGTCTCCTGTAAAAGTATCTTTAGCAGCTATACTTCTAAATGTATCTGTTGGTCTTTTTCCAATATAAGCCATTTAATTCTCTTTACCTTTTTTTATTACACATCTTCTAGGACTGAAACAGTTGCGTCTAGTGAAGTCGCAGCTGAAGATGAAATTCTTAATGCGTCATTATCAGTACCGTTGCCTTGCAAAACAAGTTTATTTCCCGACATGACTTCCAATGAAGAGCCTGCTGGGATTGTAGCGTCTTTCACAATGTAAACATCATTTGAACCACTAAAGTTGTCTAAAAACACACTAGCAGTAATACCAGCGTTTGATTTATTTGCAAGAGTAATACCAATGACGATTGATTCCATTGCTGTAGAACTTGTACTAGGAACTGTATATACTGCTGTTGCTGACGCACCAGCTGTAGTACCTAATGAAGCAGATGTAAACCTTTTAAAATCGTTTGCCATTTTTAACCCTTTTCTATATTTATAATACTATTTATAATAAAATTATTATAAATTTAACCTAATGCTACTGCTTGTGCAATAGCAAATCCTGTAGAAGCACCACCGATATCTGATAATACCTGTGCTCCTGTTCTTGTTTTAACAACATTACTATCACTTACTAAAAATTTATCTGTATCAGTAGAAGCAGCCGCTAATCCTGATAGTGTAACCGTACCTGTAGCAGTCAAAGCTGCCGAAGTTAAACTAGTTATACCTGTTATTGTACTTGCTAAAGCAAAAGTAACAGTATCAGTTGCTGTTACTACTGCTGTGATATTTGTCGAACCTGCAAGGTTTAAAACATCACCTGAATTGATTTGTTGAGTAGTTGATGAACTATCTTTAATTGTAAAAGCAGTAGTTACAGCAGAATTAACCTCGTTAATAGCCGCAACAATAGCCGATTTATCCGTAGTATTTAAACTCGATAAATCACCGACATCCGTTCCAAGACTATTAAAGGTTGTTCTAAACCCCTCTAATGTACTTGTTGTTGCTACATTTCTTACAGCCATTAGTTACCTAATCCTTTTATTAAATTCTTTATTTCTCTTAATTCTGCCTTTAAATTATTTATCTCTTTTACGGCAGTCCTAATTTCATCACCTTGTTTTTCTCTTGCTTTTATTCTACTCATATAAACTGTATATTCACTTCTATTCGTGTTTACTATACCATTCGAATAAATATCTCTCTCTAAACTTGTGTGACCTTCTACTTTTAATCTCGCCATATTAAACCGCCAATGCAATTCCTCTCAAATCTTTAATTACTGGTGGGTACGCTGAGTTTGTACCTTTCATAACTATTTTGATTTGGAATGCTGAGAACTCTGCTATATCACTTGCACTATATTTGTATTCTTTATATGTATTTGCGTCTTCAGCCGGTGTAACTGTAGTATCTTCGCTACCGTCACCATTAAACGCTGTCCAACCTAAATCATCAATATTTCTAACTTCTTCCGAAGATGTTGCTCTAAAGTAAACTCTAACACTTGAAGTTGAACGAACATTTTGAGTTAATCTAACTTCTAAAGCAGTTGATGGATTTTCTAAACTAATTGGTCTTGTACAATATATAGCAGCTGTAGAAGAACCACTTGGTTGGTCATCATCAACAAAGTCAGGAGTATTTCCTGTTGTAGGTTGATTTAATCTGTTTTGAATTGTAAATGCACTCATTCTTTGAGTATCAATTACTGGTGTTAATTTTGTATTTGATGAAGATAAATCTAATTGAACAAATAATGATTTGTTGCCTGACATTTCATTTGTTTGGTTAATATCACTTGCTACCATTTGAGGAGCAGTAAAGTAAATATTATCATTACCTACAACTGATTGTCTATTAGCAAAACTTGTTAAAGTAAATTCAGATTCAGAACCATGAACTGATTTACCAGTTGTTGGTCTAATAGAATATCCTATTGTCGTTTCAGGTACAGTCATTGTTTGAATACTTAAATTCATTACATCATATAATCTATTTTGTGTTGCTGTAATACTTGTGCCACCAATATCTCCTGTTGCTGTAGCATTTGAAGAACTTGGTGAAGTAATGTCGTAACTATCTAATGTTATATTAGAGATACTTGTATATGTTCCGTTAATATCGGAGTGTGCTAAACCATTATATGTTCCTGAGGATATACCAGCAATTGTAACATTGTTTGATGTGCCGTGCATACCATGATTTGGATGGAAAACTCTAATATCTTTAGAACCACTTGTTGTTCTTAAAGCATTATTTTTTAATGTTCTTGTTGGTAAACTATCGTTAGTCAATACAACTGAGCCGTTATTTGTAACATCAAATTCACATCTTTTTAATTTGAATTTAATATCTTCATTTTGGTCAGCAGTCCATGTTGTACCATTTTGTGATTTAAATAATACACCTGCATATGGTTGCTCTGATATTGTTCTATCAGAATTAACTTGTGTTTCTCCCATTCGAGCAACCCAAGCATTGTAATCTGTAGAGTTAGCTAATACAACTAATGCGTATTCAACATTTTCTTGTATGTAAACTGGACTATCAAAAGTAAATGTTGTAGCCGTTGTAGAATCTGTACTAGTATTTACAGCACTAGGATTAATTGTTTTTTCAGAGAAAGGTAAAATCTTCGTTCCTGGATAACCATTTACAACTTCTCTAATTTGAACTGTAATTGGAACAGTATCATCTTTAGATTGGAAGAATAAATCTACTGAACTTACAAAAACACCACCACTATCATCAATTAAGAAAGTTTGAGCAAGAGGATCCCACCAACCAACTTGTCTGTTAGTTTCTCTTGTAGATGTTCTAGTAATATCTCTATTATCTGTTGTGTTTGTTCTTTGTAATCTAGGTTCTCTTGTAGATAAAATTGTTTCTTGTTGAGTTTCTAAAATACCTCTTGCTGTGTAATCTACTTCACCAGCTGTTTCAACATCTGAACTTCTATCATCTGTAGCTGAGGCAGTTAATCTGAATACTCTTGTACCTGTTCTCCATCTTGGATTTGAATTATTTGTTGGGTCAGGTATTGCAAATGTTCCTGATAATGCACCGTTAGCGTCTGTTACCAAATTACCACCTAAAGAACCACCTGTTGGTGTAACATAACTTGACACATCAATGTTATCAAAGTATGGATAAACTCTTGTATTTGGTTTAAATCTTGTACCGTTAAATGTAATTGTTCTTGCTCTTACAAATGGTACAAATGCAACATTTATAATTCTATCGCCAATTGAATTTCTAACAACTTGTGGTACTAATACATTTCTTACACCTGTTCTAGTTTGATTTACTAATTGAGCAGTTGTAACTTCTTGTCTTTGTAATACTCGTCTTGGAACACCAAAAGCAAATGTTTGTTCTCTTACTTGACCACCAAGCGCTCTAACATCCATATCTCTAGGAGCGCCAGCCCACATATCTTGCCATTCATTCCAAACTGTACCAATTTCTACACTTTCTAATCCTGGATTACCTGAAATTAAAGTATCAAAACCACCTTGATTATTAATTACTAATTCTGGTGCTCTTTCTGTTTCTTTCCACTCATCACCTGGAGGTGTTAAATCAATCGTACCAATCCATGTAAATACATTGAATGGGTTAACATTGATATATTTACTCGCAAAAGGTTGGTCAACTAAAGTTTCCTCTGTGTAAGGTAAAGTTAATAAGTCACCTGTTTTTTGATAATTAGCTGCTGTTCTATCAGCGTCAACAATTTCTGTGCCGTCATCATCTCTTTCGATTAATTGTACTGCGTCTTCCTTAAATGTCGGTCTCAAAGCGCCTTCAGCCATTGCCATAGCAGCTTTGTAATCTGCGTTACCTACATCACCGATACCATGACCAGTAAAGTTGTCAACAATAAATCCGTTTTTAAATCTATCAAAACCGTCAGCGTCTTGTATTTGTAAAGACTGTGCTGATTGTTCTAACATATTTAATTGAGTGTAATACTCAACATTTTCTAATCTCTTTTCAATCTTACCAATATCTCTCATTGTATATCTTCTATTATCAATGATTTCGATTTCAACATGGTCAGTTGAAAGAGTGTAATTATCTAATTGTAGTGTGTAAAGGTGCATTGCACTATCTAAATTATTTGGTGCTTGAGGACTTAATGCCGAAGCTCCATCTACTTTTCTAAATGTGCCATCTTTATCTAAAAATATTTTTACAATTTTTGGTAAATAGAATTCAAAGTCTGTAGATATATCAGAATTAAATTTAATAACATCAACCGGTGAAGCACCTGTGCCATCAAAACTTCTATCTTGTCCACCAGAAGCGATTGTACTTGCGTCATCAACTCTTGGTCTAAAATCTAATACATCTCTTAATTGATATATTTGACCAGTTGTATCTGAATTGTAACTTGGAATATTTGCATAAGCAACAACACCAGAGTAAGAGTCAACATCAAAATAATCACCTGAACCGTGAGAGAAGTAATCGAAATTGATTAATAATCTACCTGTTGGTGTTAATGAACCTGTTTTTAATTTAATTCTACCAATGTCATAAAAGTTATCTCTTTGTCCATTGTCTAAATTAAATCTATCTGTAATATCTGTGTCTGAACTTGTAGCCGCTGTGCTAAAATCAGAAGACATGTAAATATTATTAATTTTATATATGTCAGCTTTGCCTAATCCAATCACACCACTTTCTATTGTAGCTTGTGTAGATACTGCTAAAGTTGTGGATGCGTTTAATGTTTTAGTTTTAGAACCTGCAACAGCTCTATTAATTGTTGCAAGAACTTTAACTTTATGGCCTGCATAATTAGCACCAAAATCTAGTGTTAAAGTTTTACCTGTAGGAGAACCACCTAATGTAAAGATAGCGTCACCCTCATGGTTATTACCTGTTAAACTTAATACATCACCAACTGCACCTGAACCGCCAGAACCAGTTGTCATTATTGATACTGAAAAATCTCTCTCTAATAACGATACAAATGTTTCGTTTGTACCAGCAGTAATTGTTACATCACCATTTGATGATAATGTTCCTGTAAAGTGTCTTCTTACTGCAAAGTTTGTATCTGTTACGCCTGAATTATTAGCTGTCTTTAATGTCTTAATAGTTTTATAAGGCATTTTTAAAATAGAAATATTATTATTAGATTCTTGTAATTTACCTCTATTTCTAGTTGCGTTTGATTTAGTTGTTACATCTGAACCGCCAACTGCAGCTGCAATGGTCAAACTTGTATTTGAAATGATTGCTTCAACAATTTGAGTTTCCGAACCACCTGCGTTTGTAGTAAAAGTAATTTCATCACCTACTCTTAACTCGTCTGTAAATCTAGTACCAAAACCTGTTACAGAAGCACTTGAATTTGCAACTGATACTGTTCCTGAAATTTGTAATCTTTCTCCATTTGTTGTACTTCTTACAACATCTGAAGTATAACTTGGCGAACCTGCCATACCTAATTGTTTTACACTAGAGAAATCAAGTGTAGTTACACCTTTTAAACCTACAGCGTCTGTTTGAATTACTGCTGTGTTAGATGATGTACCACCTGTAATTGTTTCTCCTGCTGAGAAAGTACCAACAACACTTGATACAATAACTACACCGTGTGCAGCTGTACCGCCTGAAGTATAAGAAGTAAATCCTGTACCATCTACTGAAGAAGTGCCGTCTGTATCGTATAATTCAAAATTTGAACCACTAGGATTTCTAACAGTATAAACATTGCCATTAAGTTCAGTCATACCACCAACACTTGCAATTGTAACTTGTTGGCCTTCTTTGAAAGTATTAGTTGAAGTTACAACAACAGGATTAGCTGCTGTAGCACCTGTAATTGTAGCACTTTCAGTTGTAGAAATTGATTCGAAAGTAGCAGTAGCACCTGAAGTACCACCTGTAATTTTTTCACCTGTTGTAAATGCTTGTGCTGTTCTAATGTTCAAGTGTGTGAATATATTAATATCAAACAAGTAATGTTTATATACTGCACCTGTTAATGAAGAACTTGCAAAAATATTTGAAGCAGCTGTACCTGAATTTAATTCAAAACCTCTGGATTTTGCACGACCAATTGTATTGATACTTGAACCTGAGCCTGCATTTTCTGTACCTCTACTTGATGTTGTTGTATTATAAAGATTTACTCTTTTAAATGCTTCTACATCACCTGAAACAAATCCAACATCTGGAGAACCGTAAACATTTGAAACATTTACAAAGTTACCTAAATTAAATCTTGTATTAAAGTTATTTTCTGTATCAAAATCTCTTGCCTTATCAACTTCAACAAAAGTTGTACCAATTGTTTCGATTTCATAACCTTTTACATATGCTTTACCAGGAGAAATACCTAATGCAAGTTTACTTTCTAAGCCTCCATTAGCAGATGTATAAATTCCTCTATTGTTGCCATTAATTAGATGTTCTCTAATATCTAATTCCATACCTCTAACTAGATAATCACCTGATTCGTCAAATGTTCTTCTAGCAAGTGTATCTTCTAATACTGCATATTCAGTTGTTCTAACTCTGTTTTGAATAATACCTACTTTTAATCTTAACAATTCAATAAAGTTTGAATCTTCGGTACTTGTCAAAGTTTTCTTAGCAAGTGTTAAATCTATTTTAAATCTGTGAGCACCTGGAGCATTTTGATTTGATGAACCGGCTGCATTATCATTTAGAGATAAGTCATCATTTGGAGTTACAAAAGATTCTGTAACTGCAAGACCAACTCTATAAGATGGTGAGTTTGTATATTTGTCTAATACTAAAACTTGTTCGGCAACTTCAACATGAAAACCATTTATATAATAAACACCTGCTCCGATTGTAGCAGCTGAACCTGTAGCTGTAGTAGAACAAGTTACTGTAGCGGCTGAACCATCAACTGTACAGTTAATTGTTTCTCCGTCTGTGAATGTCGTTGCTGTGTTTGAAGTACCTGATGTGATATATTTTACAAATAAAGTATCGGGGTCAGTTCCGTCTGTAGCTGCAACACCAATACAGTTTGCAACAACACCTGAACTTACGCCAGTTAATTGTACATTATTATATTTTGTAATATCTGATAGAGATTTTGCCGATAGTTTTACAGCATAGTAATTTAAATCATAACCAATTTCACCAGGAATGACCATTGCACCTTGTTTAAAGATGTGGTCAGATAACCTTTCGACTTGATTCTGTAAAATCGTTTGTGATTGTGTTAACTCTCTAGCCTGTACTGCGAAAGCTGGTCTGAAAAGAACTCTATGGAACTTTTTTGACTCAGCAAAGTCATCATAATAAGGCGTGAGGTTAAAGTCAGTTGGACTTGGCATTTATTTCCCTCTTAAAATTCAATAACTAATTTAACATTTTCTGTCTGGTCTGAAGCTCTAGTAATAGGTGCTCTATTTTCAACATAAACAACATCACCACTATCAGCGTCTAATTCAGCAGCTGCATAACCACTTGTGAATGAAACACTATCAACTGTACTTGTTGAAGTTGAAGGAGTACCTGTAATACCCGAATCAGCACCTGTAATCGTGTTTGTTCCAGAAAACGCTGTTAAGTTACCGTTTGTATCCAAACCAGCGTTATTAAATCTAGTTTGAACATAATATAATATCTTATTTGTATTATCCCACTCAACAACTTTACCTACGGCACCTGTTGTTGTTTGAGTAATTTTTTCATCTACTGTAAATGAACCTGAAGCACTTGCAAGTAAGACAGATTTTACAGCTCTTAAAGTAGTTGCTGTTGCAGCTGAACCACCTGAATTTGGGTCTTTTACAATACATACTCGTCTGAAATCGTTTGTAGTATTGAAGTCACCAGAGTTTGATGTTTCTGCACCCTCAAAGTTGGTGTTCGTCATTACAAAGAAACCACCTAATTCTGTTACTGCGTCAAATCCGTGACCACCTTTTGGTTCTATAATTACATCTAATTCTGTTCCTGTTAAACTTGTTGCACCAGCAGTTATAATATCTGCAACTCTTATGTAAGCAAAAGTATAACCTGTACCTGGTGTTGTTACTGTTACGGCTGTTACTGCACCAGATGAAACTGTAACTGAGCAAACACCCGAACTACCGTCTCCTCTAATTGGAACGCCTGTATGTGTACCGTCTGCACCGCCTGAACCGGCAGTTTTAATTTTTATAATGTTAATTGCACCATCAACAGCCGCTGATGATACAGTTGAATTTGTTGCAACTGCCATAAAGTCAGTTGATAAAAAGTTAACTTGTTGTGAAGCAGATAGTGAATACATATATTTCCATTTGTATCCATCACCTGTTGTTAAAATTGATGTTGATGTTCCTGTTGGTTCTACAGTTGAACTTGCACCACCATTATTATCTAAACATTTGTAAACATTGTTTGCACTATTTAATACATAAAAAGTAGAATCGAATAAGTTAGTAGCACCAGAGTTTGCCGACTGTGTAGTTGTTGTGCCAGTAATTCTATTGCCGTAATCGTGTCTGTAATAATCGTATGTTGTTCCTGTTGTCCAATTTCTTCTTGGTATTGCAAAAGAAACATCACTTGTTGTAATTCTTTTTGCAGCTAATAAATCATCAAAATAAAAGAATTCATCTTGGATTGAATCAACTGGTGTTAATGGAGCTGTGTCTGTACCCTCATTTTCTGTTCTACTATCACCTCTTGTAGATGTAGCATATGCTTGAGGACGACCTAAACCCATGTAATAGACAGTATTTGCTGATTCGCTGAAAGATTCAACGAATTGTTGAGCATTGTGTCTTCTAAATTTGTTTGTTATAATCGCTGGCATATCTTTTCTCTTTTATCCTTTATACTATTTATACATCTTTATCGAGCGGTTGCTGGTGTTCCATTTGAACTAGCAATTGTTTGTCCAAACGCTAGATAAATATAATTATTACCATTTACATTATGACTTTTATCAGTTGTAGGTACATTAAACCCGTTTGAATAAAGACTTATTCTATTAACATTTGTACCTTCAGCTTGTGTTAAACTCGTAAACAAATATTCGTTATCATCATTATATCCATCTCTTTTATTATCGTGGACAAACCAGTGGTCTGATTGAGATATATTTCTTACAATAACGAATTTGGGTTTAAATCCGGTGTACACAAATGTAGGTGCTGATGAACTTCCATTCCCGATAAATGTTCCTGATTTAGAAAATCCTGGAACATCAGCAAAACAATAAGCAATATAATTGTTGCCACTTCCATTTAATCCGCCATTTGTACCTAGTGAAAAAACTGAAGAAGTTGGTGTAGTTGTATTCCAAACTGTAGATGATGTTACAGGCACATCACTATTATTTAAATATGCGTGTTTATCGTTACCTAATCCTTGATGATATGTGTACCAAGACCAACCACCTGATCCTCTATTTTTTACAGTAATAAATTTTGGCACGGCGCCTAATCCGTGGCCAACAGTAGCAGCTGAACCAGTTCCGGTCCAAGATACAATACTAAAACCGCTTGTAGTATTAGCACTTACCGTAGAAGTAATTGAACCGTCTGAATTTGATACTCCAGAACCATTTGCTTTCCAAGCCCAACTAGCATAATCTTCTCCTGACACATTAGTATTATTCATAGAGGAAGTACCTTGAACGGCTATAAATCCATCAGTCGTTACTTGACCAATACCACCGTTACCAATATCTGATGTTGGGTCTACTTCTTCCGTTGTTTCATTTATAAATTGATTGGCGTTTGTGCCTCTAATAATATCATTTACAGTATTAGAAAAAGTATTTCCTCTACATTTTACCCACACAAAATCTGGATTAAATCCAAATCCTGATATTGTTCTATTATTTGAACTATTTCCTGAATATATAACTGTGTTGAAATAATCGGAAGATTTATTGACTGTCGAGTACGCCATATTATTCGTTTAACCCCTTACTTGTTAGTGCTGTGTATCCTGAAGGAACATCATATTCAAATGTTCCAATATTTGAAGCATTTGTTCCTGCTGTTGACACAGCAGTTGTACCAAAAAATCCGCCGCCAAAGTTTAGATTGTGAGCAGTACCACTACCCTCACACGACATATTAATGAACCAGTTTTCTCCATTTAAATCTGATGAAAAATCGTGTAATGGGTCATCGCCTGTTTCTGGATTTGCTGTACCTGATTTATTATACCAAGTACCACTATCACCAATCCACATTTTTCCATTATCAAAGTCTAAAGCGACCATAATTATTTTAGTAGAATTTCCTCTACCTGTATTCCAAGTAGTACAAGTATTATTGTTACAATAATAATCATAACCTGTATTATTAAGTTGATAGCCATATCCTAAAGAAGTATAACTTAAATAACTATTATTTGATACAGTCATATTTCTAATATCAGCGTCAACTCTAGCAATATCTAATTTAATACCTGTTCCTGTATTATATTTTGTTTCAAAATAATATTTACCACCGTTTGGTGCTATTGAAGCAAGAGCTCCTTGCCATTGAGAACTTGATGTTGCTAAAGATAAATTTCCATTTGAAAAAGTTAAATTAGCACCGTGAGGAATTAAAGGATTTAAAGTACAGAAATTGTGTGTAGGAGTATCAATCGTCTGTGTTAGATTGCCGTTTACTGTTAAATTATTTCCATTACCTGAACTATCCGTTCCCATAGAACCTGAATTTTCAAATTTTAAAAAGAAGCCTTCGGTTCCGTACGATACTGAAGGTGATGTTTTAGGAGCCCATTCGCCTGTTGTACTATCTGTTTGACCAAAATTTGAAGCGTCATAAGCATAACCATCACAATAATGTATGTGTGACATATTACCACCAAAATAACTTCTTGTAGGTGTTTGGTCTACTTCACTTCCTACATTCATTTCAGTTTTATTACTATTGATTAAATTAAAACTGGAACTAGGATTTGAGCTATTACTAAAAGATGTAACTCTATTTCCATTAATATAAATTCTAATTCGGTCATCAGCAGTACCATTAGTTGTATCGGCAACAAATACTAAATGATACCAACCATTACAGTCCCTTAATTTTTGTGATGTTACTTTTCTAAAATTTACGGAGCCGTCGTAAGTTAAAAAGTCAATACTATTACCATTACCTACTCTAAGTGTTGTGTAATCTGAAGAACCGTGAAAACTAAAAACAGGATTATTACTTGTATGGCTTTCCGTATCAATTTTATACCATCCTGAAACAGTAAATGTTGTTCCATTATGGTCGCCAGGTGTTATTGTCTTAGATAAGTATGTGCTAGCCATTAGTTAAATTGACCTCCGTTTGGTATTCCCACAGACACAGTAATACTAAAATTTCTATCTGCTGTTTGACTTTCGTCATCTGTAACTCTTAGGGTAAAGTTGTATGTAGTTTGACCTGTTGGTGTTGGTGCTGTACCTGTTATGGCACCTGTACTACTATTTAAAGTTAAATTCATTGTTGCCGCCGGTGTATTTGCGTTTGATGTTAATACACTTGTTGTTTCACTATAAGCAAGTGTACTGTCACCTGTCGCTGCCACAGATAAAGAAACTGAACTTCCTGATTCAATTGTTCCTAAAGTGCCGGCACTTGTAGTCCAAGAAGGTGCGTCTGATACAGTTAACAGCGCTGATGTTGACCTTACTGCGTTACCGTCTGGATTTTCAATTCTAATGTAATATGTAGAATCTGTCGTAATTGTAAAATTTGTAACAAGTGTTGTTGAACTTGAAAATGAAATAGAGTCAGCTGGAATAATTGTACCAGTAGAAGATACTGCTTCTACATGAGCACCATTAACAAAATTTGTTCCTGTAATTGTAACTTGTGTTTGTGCATTTGTAATCACATCAGGTGAAATAGATGAAATTGTAGGTTTTGTTTCACCCACCGTAACTGAGCCGCCTAAAGAAACTTCCGAACCATTAATAGTAATCGAATTATTTGCAAGTCTGTCGTTGGCAACTGTACCAGAAGCTAATTTAGCACTTGTGACTGCACCGTCTGTTATGTTGGATTCTTTAATCTTATTTGACATATTACTATTTATACACCCTTTTAAAGCTCTTTAATTGTTATTGCATCCGCAGCTATCGGAGCAACACCAAATGTCAGCGTTGTTCCCGATATTGTATAATCTGTTGTTGGTCTTTGGAAAACACCATTTAAAAATACCAAGGTATTTTGTACAGTCATTCCATCTGTAACTGTAAATGTTACAGTAGAACCGTCACCAGTATATGCTCTTGTATTACCAGTTACTTGGCCTACACCTATTGTTTTATTTGTTAGAGTTTGCGTTGCAATCTCTGAAACTAATGTTGAGTTAGCACCTTTTGGTAACAACATTTCATTTGTTACCGCCTCACTATGAGGTTGTGCC